TCCTGCGGGCCCGGCATGCCACCAGGCGTTATGCGGGATTCTGGCGCAGAATTTTGCGAGGCGCGCTCGTAGCCGTCGCCGTAGACTTCCCCCATCCGCTTTTGGCTCGGCACCCAGCCGACCCGGGCGAGCAGCTCGTCACGCTCGGCTAGCTCCTTGAGGTCGGGCTCGCTCTCCATTCGGCGCCAGACAGTGGGCGTGGCTGCGCCCGGGAAATTCCATGCGGTGAGCCAGGTCGCCACTTGCCGGGTAAAGCTGAAGCAGACGAGATCCGCATCGGCCTTGACCACCTCGTCGCGCACCGTCTCGTGCACCAAGGCCTGGCTGAGCGAGCTGCCGTCGTCGGTCGTCATGGTCTGGCTGAGGACGATCTTGGCGATCGCCTCGTTCATGGCATCGAGCATCGTCTCGTGCGTCGCCGACCCGCCGCGGGTCGCTTCCATCAGCTCGAGCGCCATTCCTTCCGGGATGGTGATGGCGGCATCGGTGGCGGCGGCGGACGCGGCGCGCAGCAGCGTGTCGATTTCTTTTTCGCTCGCCCCGCTCGGATGGGTTCCGACGACGGTCGGCGTGCCGAACTTTTCCAGGAAGACGAGCCAGAACTTGATGTCGTGCCGCTTGAAGAACACCGGCCAGTAGAGAAAGTGCCCGAGCCCGAGGCCATAGGGCTCATCGTCGGTCGAGCCGCCTGCCGAGAAGGTCCAGAACTTGGCTGGCGGCATGACTTCGCCCTCCGGCCGACCAGGCAGGATCAGCCGAAGCGCGCCGTCGCGATCCCAGCGGAAGCGGTCGCGGCGGCGGACCTTGATGTCCTCGGCGACGACCTGCGCCCCGTCACGCGCCCAGATGCACTCGGCGACCGCCCAACCGTAGAACATGCCATAGAGCATCTTGTCGGTGAGATCGTCGAACCGCAGCTCCTGGAGCTGCTCCTTCAGGAACTCGGCCGCCCGCTTGTCGGCGCGGCTGCTGCTCGCCGGCTCGACCTGCCATTCGCGACTGACCACGGCGAGCCGGCGCTGCTGAAACGTCGAGTGCACCTGGTCGTCGCGCAGCAGGTCGTCATAGACGGCCAGATCGAACCCGCGGGCCTGAAGGATCGGGTCGTGCGGCTGCCGCAACAGCTGGTCGACGAAGCCGACGGTGATGTCACGGCCACCGGCGGCCCGGGCGAGCTCACCCTTCGCCGGCGACTTGACGGGAGCAGCCATGGACTTCGGCATCAGGTGAACCCTCCCATGGCGCGGCCGATGCCGGCGACGATGCGCCGGCCGCGCGCCGGCAGCCCACTCAGAAAACCGCCCTGCGGCTCGACGTCGAAGCCACGCAGGCCGGCGACTGAATGCCCAGACGTCTCGAACGTGATCGGCGCTGCCCGGCTCTGCGCCGCCGCCTCCAGCATGACGGCGGCGATCGCGGCGTCGCCGTGCCGCATCCCGCCTCGCGACGAGCGGATGCGGGCATTCTCCGGCACCATCGGCACGCCCTTGTCGACGCGCACCGAGCGCAGGTCCTGGGTGATGTCGGGGTCACGCGGGACCTCGATCGTCCGATCCTCGAACCGAGCCTTCAGCGCCGGCATCGTCTCGCGGTACCAGTCCCGCGTCGCCTTGATCTGCTGGATGCGCGAGGCGCCGAAGCGCTGCATGGCGAGCTCGGCGAGCATTGCGCCCAGGCCCCGCGCGTCGAGGGCGCCGCCGGCAAAGCGTGGCAGCTTCTCGATGAGCCAGAAGAGCACGAAGCGCTGCTCTTCGAAGGGGACGTTCCGCAGCTCGATGGCCAACGGCACCCGGAGCACCGGCGACCCCCGACGCAGCTGGCCGGGCCAAAGCACGGTCAGATCGCCCGAGCGGGCAAAGTCGCCACCGACGAAGCTCATTGCATCCGGGTCCAGCAGCGCGAGATGCGGCGCCACGTCGGTCTCGAGCCAGGCCTCGGCCACGGCCCGGCGCACGCGGTCGGGCTCGAGCTCGAACCCGTCTTTGGCATGCCAGTGAACGACCCTGTAAACGGGGTTCGAACAGGCGTCGATCAACGCGCGGGTGAGCCAGACGCCCGAGCCCTGACTCGGGATCACGTCGAGCTCCTCGGCCGCGTCGTCGCCATAGAAGGCATACATCCGCGCCGCCCATTCAGCCTCGCTCTCGGCCGACCAGGCGATCCCCTTGGCGAGGCAGATGCGCTTGTAGAGCCCTTGCGCCAAGGCGTCCTGAAAGGTGGTGCGGATCGCCCGGTAAGGCTTGCGGCCGGCCCGGCAGTCCTCGATCAGCTCGTTGAACGCGTTGTCGGCGCCGTCGTGGGTCGAGATGACGAGCACCCGGCCGCCCCACATCAAGAGCGCCATGGCGGCCTTGAGCAGCTCGGCCAGCCCCTCGTGGAAAGCTGCCTCGTCGATGATCACGACACCTTGGCGGCCACGCAGCGAGCGCGGCCGGGACGACAGGGCGGCGATCTTGAAGCCCGAGGCGAAGCGAATCCGAAAAGCCTGGATCGAGCGCTTCCCGTCGTCGCTCTCGTCCTCGAAGACATACTCCTCGACCTCGGGCACTGCGCCAGCGAAGGCGGCCAGATGCTTGGCCCAGAAGGCGCAATCGCCCATGAACTCCTCGGCCATTTCGCGGTTGTAACCGATATAGAGGATATCGTCGCCGCTGGCGGCCCGGTCGGCGGCCGCGGTCGTCGCGGCGAGGCAGGCAGCCGCCCAGGACGCGCCGATGCGCCTGGACTTCTCGTAGACGACCACCTGGTCGGCGGTCGCCACCAGCTCCTGCTGGTAGGGCAGGAGCACCGGCGGCAGGGACGGCGCGGCGCCGGTCATGCCAGCCACCAGCCGATCGCGAAATAGATCATCCAGACGAAGAACGTCGCGGCCAACGCACCCAGGATCTCGATGGACCTGTCGCGCCCCGGGCCCGTGCCTTCGCACGAAAGCGCCAACCACCAGAACCAGGCGGTCAGCAGTAGCGGCACGGCCCAGCCGCCGATGGTGATCGTCATGGCGCCAGGACTTCGCGCAGCTCCGGCAGCGCCACGCCGAGCCGCACGGGCAATGACGGGATCGAGCAGCCGACCTGCCCGGGAAACTGGAGCCGCCTCTCAGGCATCGTCACGCCGCTCAGGGTAATCGCCCGCTCAGAATCGAGAAATGCCTCATGTCCAGGGATCCTCACTTGCTCGCCACGCCGAGGATTCCGGCGCGGAACTTCTCGATCGTCTCGGCGGTGAGTCCAGCGCCCCTGGCGACCTTCTCGGCCGCGGCCAAGGCCTGCCTGGTCGTCTCCTGACGCACGCGGATCTCGCGCTCGAGGGAGAGCTTGCCAGAGCTCTCCAGATCCTTGATCGCCTTGGCCAGCAGCATGATGTCGGCCGGCTTCGCTTTGGCTTCATCGTCGCCGAGGTCGGCCAGGGTCTGGAAGGCTACGGTCTTGAGCATCTCGGCCAGCAGCTTGGAGACGTCGCCGCGCTGGTCCTCGCCCAGCTTGGCGACCCAGACCGCCGCCACCTCCTGCGCCTGGCGATAGCGCTCGAGGCTCGCCTCCATGCCCTGCTTGTATCGCCCCATGGCCGAGCGGCTGATCTCGGCGCCCTGCTCCTCGAGGTAGGCCACGAGCTCGTCGATCGTCGCGCGCCCCTCGCGGATCATGGCATCGATCTCGCCCCTGAGATCGGCCGGCAGCAAGCGGACGGCAGAGCGGCGTCCCATTCAAGCCTCCGGCGACGGGCGCTTGACCCCGGGATGCGTGACCCGGCCGTTCGCCACGTCGTCGCCGCGCCGGGTGACCTTGGCAATCATCAAGTCGCCGATCTCCTCGACCGAGACGAGGCCCTGCTCGGCGAGCCAGGTGAGATCGCCCCTGATCTGGTCGCGAGTGGCAACGTGCCCTCGGGCACGCGCGAACTCGGTCAAGAGCGCTTCGTTCGCCGTGTAGCCCTGCTGGTCGGCGAGCGCCCGGAGCAGGATGATCCGGCGGTCTTCGGCGAGAAATTGCACGTAGTCGCCCATCTCATTTCTGGTTCAAGAGATATTCGTTCAGCCGATTGGTGGCGGCATGGAGCGCACGCTGGCCGTCCGTGATCCCGTTCATCGTCGCCGTCGCCGCCTTGAGGTCGCCATGCAGCACCGCCAGCTGCTCGCGAATCATGCCGATATCGCGGTCGGACGGCCCCGATTGCACCCGCTCCTCGACTCGGGTGATCCGTCCTTCGTGCGCGTCGAGCCGGCCGAATATCTGCTTGAGGCCGTCGGAGAGCTTGCGATCAATGGTCTGTCGAATCGACCACAAGCCCCAGCCGAAGAGGAGATTGACCCCGAGGATGATCCCGGGCCAGGCGGTTTCGAGCCAGTTCATCACGCTCTCAGCCGAACAGCGCGCGCCCGCACGAGCCGAGCAAGCCCAACAGCAGCACCGCGCCGACCGCGGCAAAAGCAAAGGTCCGCGGCTTGTTCTTCCGCCACTGGCGCCGGGCAGTATCGGCGAGCTCATCGACCCGGTCCTGGATTCGATCTTTCATCTTCACTGTCCTCGTAGCGTTGCAGGATACGATCCACCGCCCCGAGCTTGCGGCGGCAGTCGTCGCCCGCCTGGGCGACACGAAAGAGATGCCCGAGCAGCTCGTCGACCGTCGCGGGCGGCGGGTCGGACACGGGGTGCGACGCGCAGCGCCTGAGGCTGGCCGGCACCGCCGGCACCGCCACGCGGCTCTCGATCACCGTCTTGGGCGCGGAGTCGCACGAGGCCAGTGCTGTTGCCGCCACGAAAGACAGCGCGATCGAGCTCTTCCAGCATGCGAATTT